AAAGAGTTCGAAGCGAAGGAAAAGAAAGAATGAGCTTCGCACAGCGAGAAGATCGATGACACAAGATGAGGTTCGCGAACTGTTTGACTATAACGCTGAAACCGGCGAGGTCCGCTGGCGTGCGGGGCAGAGGGCTGGTGGCACGGTGGGCACTCCAAACAGTACGGGGCGCCTTACGGTATGGGCCAACGGGAAGCAGTATTACGTGCACCGTCTGGTTTGGCTGTGGGCCTACGGTGAATGGCCAAAGCAGCTTGATCACATTAACCTGATCAGGACGGACAATCGGCTGGTGAACCTGCGGCTATGCACGGCATCGCAAAGCGCGGCTAACAGGCGCGGCTGGAACAAGACTGGCTTCAAGGGTGTTCGGCGACACCACAACAAGTGGGTTGCCTACAAAACAGAAAATGGTGTGAAGCGCTATCTGGGCACCTTCCCCACGCCAGAGTTGGCAAACGCGGCGTTTTTTGCCGCGGCAGCCGATATGCATGGCGAGTTTGCGAGGAGAGAGTGATGGGAGGTTTTTCGCCCAAGGGCCATGCCAGAGTCGATCCTGCGAAGCCGCAGGCATTCGGCATCTGTGACTGCTGTGGTTTCTTGTACTTGCGTGCTGAGCTGTACGGGCAGGTTGCTTGGATGGGCAACCAGCTGCGTCAGACTGGGTTTCTCCACTGCAGCACGTGCTTGGATGTTCCCAATCCGACGGTGCGGCCGATCAAGCTGCCGGCCGATCCGCCGCCAGTTTTCAATCCACGGCCAGATAAGCCTCAGCCGACCACGAGCAGGCCCGATTACGTGCCGCCGAAGATACCGTAGGAGAGGGATCGTGCCGAACTCTGTCTATCCACTCTGGAAAAGCGCCCTGATGCAGGAGGTGCAGGCGAACAAGTCGCTTGACCAGCTCACTCCCAATAACTGCAATCTTGTGCTCCTCAACATCGGCGGTGGCGGATACACCTATTCAGATTTCCATCAGTGGTACACCGATCTTGCCGGCATCGTTGGAACGCCGAAGGCGCTTGCGTCACCGGTCATCACCGCTAACGTATTCTCCTGTGCGGGGACTGTGTTCACGACCCTAAGCGGAGCCACCGTTGGTGCATTCGCGATATATCGACAGAACTCGGGTACCAACAACACATGGCGTCTCGTGCTTTACGAAGACACTGGTGTCATTGGGCTGCCGATGGTTCCAAATGGCGGCAACCTGCTCGTAACTTGGAGCACACAAGGGGTGTTCGCACTATGAAGGACCCGATCGTCGACTCACTCGAGCAAGCTCCCAATGTTCAAGAGGTGTGGAACGCGTTGACTCGCCGGCTTGAGAACATGCCGATGGACCATGTGTATCTCATCGCCGCGAACCTGATTGTGTACGGTGTTCGCATGTCGGTGGCGTACCGCAAGCCAGCTGAGCAGGTCGTCGACACGCTCTTTGCGCGCGTCAAAAACGCGGTTCTGATGCACTATGACAGTGTGACGGGCAAGAAGCGGGCTGTGGACTTTCCGTACACCCAGATGATGCAGCCGCATTTCTTTGCCAACGAGAGCAAAATCTTTCCGCCGGGGACCTGAGGGATGAGATGCAGCCAGCGCAGCTACCTCTGGACCTTTATCGCGGTGACAGTCAGCGCCTCCAGGTGAAGCTGTGGATCGACGCTAACGCGACCATCCCCTATGATTTGACTGGCGTTAGCGCCAAGGCCGAGATACGTGAGCGGCCGGGTGGTGCGAAAATCACAGGGATGGCGTGCACCATCACGTTGCCCAATGCCATCGAGGTTTTTCTCGCCGCACCTGACAGTCACAAGCTGCCGTCCAAAGGTGTATGGGACCTGCAGCTCACTTGGCTCGCGGGTGACGTCAAGACACCGCTTGCCGGTCCCGTCACGGTTACACAAGATGTGACCGACAGCACGCCGTGAGGTCGAGATGGCCGATGAGGTCTTCCAGGTCATCTCTGTTGAGGTCAGCGAGCAGCCGTCCGTTGAGATCGAGACCGTCAGCGTCCTTGTGACCGAGGTCGATCTCCTCGTCCCACCACCAACTCTGATCAATGTCACGTTGCCGGATGTGGTGCCAGCCAGCGTCGACGTCACGCTTGGTGAGATCGGGCCGCCCGGTCCCGCGGGTGGCCCTGGTCCTCCTGGTCCCCCTGGTGTGCCGGGGCCAACTGGTCCCGTGGGTGGCCCCGGTCCCCCTGGTTCGACTGGCCCTACTGGTCCTACTGGTCCTACGGGACCCGCTGGCGGAACAGGTCCTGCCGGTCCGACTGGTCCTGCAGGTGGAGCGGGTCCTGCTGGTCCTGGCTATCAGGCGACAAGCGTCACGTCGGCGACGATTGGACTCGGTTCACAAACGGTCACGACACAGGCTGGTCTTGCTTACACGGTTGGTGCGCGTGCGCGCATCACCTCGCGCGGCTCTGGCGCGTGGATGGAAGGCGTCGTTACCGCCTATAACAACTCGACCGGCGTGTTCACCATTAACGCCGATCTCACCAACGCCACTGGCACCTACACCGATTGGGACATCAACGTAGCGGGCCAACAAGGTGCGACGGGTGCGACAGGTCCTGCCGCATCTACGCTCGTGGTCAACTTCGTCAAGATCACAGCGAATGGCACGTACACCCCGAGCGCGGGCCTCGCCTATGCGATCGTGGAATGCATCGGCGGAGGCGGTGGAGGCGGGCCGTCCGGTGCAAGTGCTACCAATCAATTTGCCTGCGGTGGCGGTGGCGCTTCTGGCGGGTATTCAAGATCGGTTTTAAGTGCTGCCACTATCGGCGCGTCTCAAGCGGTTACGATAGGAACAGGCGGAGCTGGGGGCGTAGGGACTGGTAACGGCGGGAACGGTACTGCCACGAGCTTCGGTGCTTTGGTTATAGCGAACGGAGGAGGTGGCGGAAGATCGGCTTCAGGCGGCGGCGGTGATCCTGCTGCTGTGGGAACAGGGCAGATCGCGGCGGGTGGAAATCCTGGTCCGACTGGTTGGTATGAAGGCAACTACACTTACGGCGCCACGACGTACGCCGGTCCTGGCGCTGGCAGTGCTTTCGGCGGTGGCGCCGCGCAAGGACACGGCCTTGGGCCTGGTTCTAACGCGACAAATTACGGCGCTGGCGGTGCAGGCGGCATCGGTCAGGACACCACCAATTACGGCGGGGGCAACGGATCGCCGGGGGTCTGCGTCGTTACCGAGTTCATTGCCGGCACGCTCACGGTGATACCGCCGTCAGGGCTCTCAATCAACGTTCGCACCTTCACCTCGTCTACGAGTTATGCGCCACCTGCGAATCTTGCCTACGCGATGATCGAATGCGTCGGCGGCGGCGGTGGTGGCGGCTCGGCGGTTATTCCGGGAAACACAACCACCCTGGAGTTTGCTGGTGGTGGTGGCTCTGGTGGTTATTCGCGCAAGCTCGTGACTGCGGCGGTGCTCGGTATATCGCAAACGGTAACTGTCGGCGCCGCAGGTAGTGGCGGAACTGCTGGCAGTGCTGGTACCGCGGGTGGCACGACCAGTGTTGGGTCACTCTGTATTGCAAACGGAGGTGGTGGGGGCGGACCCCAGGGGACAGCCGGCGGCGCAGGTGCTACCGCTGGTACCGGCGATGTCACGTCGGCTGGCGCACCCGGTGACGGCGGTTCTTACATTGCAAATGTCACGGTAGCAACAAGCGGTCAAGCCAATGGTGGCGAAGGTGGTAGTAGCGTGTTCGGCGGCGGTGGGCCTCAACAAACCCCAAGTACGGGGCAGGCTCTTGCCGGGATTGCTGCATCAAACTACGGCAGCGGTGGTGGCGGTGGGAGTTCCAATCAAGTCAACACTGCTGCGAACGGTGGCAACGGCAGTGCCGGTATTGTCATCATTACCGAGTACGCCGCTGCTAATATCGTAACGCCTGCACTGCTGCCAACACAGCAAACCTTTCTCTCGGGCTCAGGTACTTACACGACTCCGGCAAGCTGTCGCCGCATCGAAATGATGATGATCGGCGGTGGCGGCGGTGGTGGTGGCGCACATACTGCATCGGCGACGAACGGCGGCAATGGCGGGACGAGTACGTTTGGCAGTTTTAGTGCAGTTGGCGGTCAGGGCGGTGTTGCCGCAAATGCGAGTACCCCGCCAAGCGGTGGAGGAGGTGGCGCTGGCGGTACTGGCACTGCAACGGAACGATACAACGGTGGGGGCGGTAGTGGGTGCGTTGCGGGTGCCGCTGGAAATAATATGCTTTCCGGCAGTGGAGGTGGTTCGTCATTTCGGGGCGGCGGTGGTGCTGCATTTGGGGGATCGAGCGGGGCACTCACAGGGGTTTCTGGAGCGGCGAATACTGGCGGTGGCGGTGCTGGAGGTATGGGCACGCCGTCAACCGGTGCAGGAGCTGGCGGTGGTGCGGGTGAAAGTGTTTTCGTCGCAATCAACACGCCGGCCCCAACTTATAGCTATGGCGTCGGCACTGGTGGGACAGCCGGAATAGGTACTACCGCGAATGGCGGTGCTGGAGCTGCGGGCATCATCATTGTGAAGGAGTTCTACTGATGAGCTATTATGTGTACGAGCCGCAGTACAAGCTCTCCGGTTGGGCCGACGACAGCGGGATGACGCAGGACTCCTGGTTTGACCGCGATCTCACCAGCAACAGCACGGGCGCCATGATCAGTCTTGTGCGTTTGGAGCCGCGGCTTTGGGCAAACCCCAACACCATCTTCACGCTGCCGCCGCTCACGTATGAGGTGTTGCCGGGATTTCTCGTCAATCAGCAGATATTCTTTGATCTGACGGCTGTTTCTCGTCTCGACGTGCCCGATGAGTTGATTAAGAATGAAGTACGGAGGGTTTGATTCGTGTACTTCGGAAGGGATTTCTCTCCACTGGAAACACCCGAATCACGGGTGGTTGGTCTCGATTTCGTCAATGACATCAACAAGGGGGACACCCTGTTGTCGTCGACGTGGGATGTGCTGGTGGTTGCCGGTGTGGACCCTAGCCCAATGGTGCTGCAGGGCCCGTCAGTCGAGGTGATCCCGCGCGACAGTGATTTGAAGACTGTCACAATCCAGCGTGTGGGAGGGTGCTTGCCCGGTGTCAGGTATCGCTTGCGGGCGCAGGTCACCACAAGCCTAGGCAATACCGTCAGTGGTTGGTCGCACATCCAGGGTATAGGATCGAACACATGACCTACGAAAAGCTCCTCGAACTGCTGGAGTACAACCCGGACAGCGGGCTGTTTGTCTGGAAGCAGCGCACGAGCGCGAGGGTGAGGCCCGGGAGTTTGGCTGGCGTGCTGGATAGCAAAGGCTACGTCATCATCACCTACAAGGGGCGACCGTACAAAGCACACAGGCTGGCGTGGCTCTACATGACCGGAGAGTGGCCCAAGCAGTTCATCGATCACGTCAACATGGTCCCGGCTGACAATAGGTGGGAGAATCTGCGGGAGGCCACGCGCGCCGAAAGCAACAACAATCGGAGGTCACGAAACAGCACAGGCTTCAAAGGTGTTCGGCGCACTGTCTATGGCAGGTACGTGACGACTTTTGAGAAGAGGTACGTGGGGACGTTCGATACGCCAGAGCAAGCCTACGACGCCTACGTTGTGGCGGCGAAAGAGCGACATGGTGAGTTCTTCAATGGTGTCGCTCGGCAGCGAGAGGAGTGACTCCCATTACGTACGACGAGGTCATAAGCCAGCTCAAAACGATCCTTGCCGTCGAGATGAACGATGAGGACATCAACTTCACGCGCATTATCCCGAGCATGATGCTCTATGCGGATGGGCGCATCTATCGCGAGCTGAGTTTCCTTTCGAACAAGATTACGCAACCGATCACACTGAACGTCGGTGTTCGTGAGACGCTTCTGCCAGCCACGGTGCGCACCTTGCGTGCCATGAATGTGTTCACGACGTTGGCTCCGCTCACCCCCTCGAGCAAGCGCAAGCCGTTAGAGCGCATATCGGCAGAGATGCTGGATTTTGTGTGGCCGCAGTCGTCGTACAAAATGGGTGTTCCGGAGAAGTACGCCATTGTCGGCAATCTTCCGCAGGCGGGCGATCCGGCTAATCCGTTTCTCATTCGGCTTATGCCAACACCGGATAAGGCGTACGCAGCTGAGCTGCTGGGGGCGATCCGCCCTGATCCTTTGTCCCCGGAGAACCCGCAGACGTACCTCAGTGTGTTCTATCCTGAGCTGCTGATTGCGGCATGCATGGTCTACGGCACCGGTTACCAGCGTGATTTTGGAGCGCAGGCCGACGACCCGGCTCGCGCGGTGAGCTGGGAGTCAACGTACAATGCGCTGAAGGCAGGTGTGCTCCTGGAGGTCGCGCGCATGCGTGGCATCGCGGATGAGGCGCCTAACGCTCCTGCGCCAGCGGTTTGACGGGGGCGCTAAATGCCGCTGGCAAAACCACAGGCAGCACCCGGTTTTCAATCTCAGGCGACACAAGTCCAGGCGGTTGG